TACTGCGTTAATTACGTTTTCTGTAATTTATAACGTTTAAGGTTATTTCATTTTACTTTCTTTACGTTTTAATTTCTCGATGCGACCTTCGTAGCCGCCTTTAGTGCCGTCATGTTGGCCAAGCCCTAACGCTCGTTCCGATATATTAATTGCGTCTTGAATACGTCCTTGCTTTTCGTACATAATCGCGAGCCTACTAAACGCAACAACTCGAGCCTCTTTAAATTCCTTTTCGTCCAATTCGTTAATAACGTCGAGACAATATCGTTCACATTCGGCAAAGTCACCATTTTTGTACGCTAATTCTGCGAGTTTTGTTCGTGGAAAGTGCTTGTCCACCGAATTTGTAGAGCGTTTTACTGCCTCAACTAATACACGTTTACGAAGATTAGGCGACAAGCCTTCCGACATAGCGTCTAAGAACTGAGATGCGTTTCTGCCATACTTACGATTCCCTTTGTCGAGATCGTCACGAACATAAGGTCTACTTGATAGTTGATACGGATGAGCCAGCGAATCTTTTATCTCCTCTATTTCCGCAGTAGTTAGCGTAGAATAGAAGTCCTCTAACGCTAATTCCGCAATTATTCCTCCTGGCTTACGTTTAAATATCGATAACATACGGAACACCTCCTAAAATATTACTTTAATTTTAGCAGAAATGTTCTCGCATACGGCGATTACTGTCGCGCGTTTTAATACGATAATCTAATCCGTCTGTTGATACGTCTTGTGCGGCCTTTAAAGAGCGTTCGTTCCTTCCGCGTGTTTCACGTTGCCTATCGCTTAACAACGGATACTCATTTCGCGTCATTTTATCTGCGTGTGTATCCGCCAATTCGTCTTGTAATATTAACGTAGCCAGGCGATCAAGCACCGCAACTGGCGGAATCTTACTGTTTATAGCGAAATAGCGCTCTGTCAGACGGTTTGAGAAGTCGATTCGCGATGCTCTATCTGTTTGAGTGCGTTTAAATTGCGTGAATTGCTCTGTAATGTCGTTATGTGCGTCTTGATTCGTGTAATGTAGAGTCATTGCGTATCCTCCTTCGATTTTCTAGTATCGAAACCTATCGCTATATTCCATATAAAAACCGCAGGAACTCCGTCTAGTACATTGGATGCCCATATCGGCGCCCGTTTAAAGCGCTCTCCGTCGTGCCACTTGGTTTCCGAAATAGCTATGATCCATGTTATCCCTAAGAATCGGCAAGCATACGATACTATAGCGCCTTCCGCCCCTTGAAACTTACGTTTAATTATTCGCAACTAAAACCGCCTCCTCTGCGAAATCCTCTGGCGTCAATTCTCCGTCCATCCACGCCCACATCTCGTAAACTTCGTCTAGCTCCTCGGTAGCCTTGCGAATGTGCTCGCTAACAACGTCCTGACCGACGCCCATCTCTACCGCAGCCAATTTCTGTGTCAATCCTACGTCATATACCAGGCGAATAGCTTCCGATTGCCTTTTCGTTAACTTCGCCAAGGCTAAAGCTCGCTCAAAGTCGATTAGCGTATCGCTGGCGTCTAAATCGCCGACATAACGGCGTTCTTTTAATGCGTGTAAGTTCGATAATATTGATTTTGCGGTCGAGCATTTTGATTTTCGTTTAGTTTGCGTCATATAATTTCCTCCTAGTTATACATTAAGTAGTCGGCTAACATCTGTCACAATGTCTCCGAACTCTTTCGCAACAAATTCACGTGCTGCGGCGTCGTTTTGTAAATCATCTTCCGTTGGTAGCCAGTTAAAATGACGCCCACAAACGAAGTTAATCTTGATAAGCGTATCCACATCTTTAAACCAAACATGGACCGTACCTTTTTTAAACATTTTAAATCGTAGAATGTCATTCTCAAATTCGCCAAGAGACACCATTTCAAACTCATATTCAACCGATCGAAACGGCTCAAACGCTTTTAGTAAGTCGAGGATAAATCCTTTTATTCGGTAATCAACGCTTTCAAATCCGTTACGTTCGCCCATATCCCAAGAACTGAGCACGCTATAGAATGGATAAATGATTTTCTTGCCGATTTTATATGCATCATTCGTATACCATCCGTTGTAATAATGGATGTTGTCGGAATAGTCTCGACGGCTAAATGACGTAATTTTCTCGAACATACTTACGACACTACTAACAAGCATGTCGGACGAATTCGCCATAACAGCCTGCAACAGCATATATACATTTGTGATGTTTATTTCTAGGTCAGCCGACGCTTCTATTTGACGACTTAGCTTATCGCGTGCTTGTGTCGTTAGTTTCTTCATAAATTCGTCTGTACGAAGTATTAGCGTCCAGTATGTCGTGCGCAACCGATGTAATTCGCTTTCATAATCATCTGCCACGCCATCACGTGGAGTAAATAACTTCCTGCCGTTTACATTTGATATATACTCTAAAAACCTTACTTTGCGTATGTGCGCTTCAAACGCCTCTCTTGTTAGCTTTATCGCTTGTTCGTACTCATACACCAGGCGTGTAATGTCGTCAACACGTTCTTGAACTTCGTGTTTCTTTACAAACGTACTTAGCGCTGTCGATATGTCGCTTGTTTCTGTCGATCCTCCATTTGTGTCACGGACTGCATCGACTGTACGACGATACAATTCTTCACTAGCGTCATCACGTTCTACTTTAAGGTAAATGAGCGCTACTTCTACATTTGTCTTACGCTCAGCTGTGCTAAATGCGTTACTGACAAACTCAATTCTAGCGTCATATGCGTCAAGCAAGCGTGCTAGATCTTTCCTACTTGCACTGAACGGATTCTTTAGTGTTTCAGCGTTGATAATTGCGTATATTTCACAATCCTTTGTAATCTGTTTACTCGCAAGCCGCATCGCCTGTAGCAAGTGCTTATCGTCCGAACTGAACGGTGGGTTCATGACAATGGCGTTATACTCACTGTATGTCTCATACGATAGGAAGTCCGACCATACTACTGTGTGCCCAGCGCCCATTAAGAAGTTCGCTAGTTGCGAGTCACTTTCGATGGCATCGACTTTTATTGATTTATTTCTTTTGAGAATGTAGTCAATAATATTACCTTTACCGGCGCTAGGTTCTAATACACGCCCTTTTAACGTAAAACGTTCAATGTCTCGCATACTTGTAAAGTTTCCACTAAAACTGAGCGCGAGAAGGTCACGGAGTAATTCGTCTGGCGTTGGATAAAAGTCTGCATTAAACAAATAAATCACTCCTCTTTTCTTTTGCGTTGATTTTGCGTTTATAATCTGATATACTATCCGTAATAAATAACGTAAATTTAATGCTCAATCACATATAACTAAAAACCCCGGAGGTGTTACGCATGACTGTTGCGAAATTTTATACGCTAGAAGAACTGTTGCCCGTAATTAACGAATCTGCACGCTCATACTGCGAATCTGTTGCCGATACTTACGTTGCAGGCATCGAATTTAATAACGAATTGTTTCCGATGATGACGATAAAGGATGCTGGCGAAGCTGACGCTTATTGTACGGAGCTTGATCGCTCGCTCGAATACCACTTTAAGCCAGTGCCTACTGCGGAGTTCGACGATGAAGAGGCGGAATTGCTCGCTGGCTTCACGTTTGTTCCGAATAAAGGCATGTCGCAAGTCTATGTCGGCAAGCGTAATCGACTATATTTGAAAGGCGATGTACTATCGCAGCTTGGAATTAAACCGCGCTCACGAGTTCTCATTGCGTTCAATCCGGCAGAAAAGGCGTTTGCTATCGTTAAGCCGTCAGCGCCGTCACTTAGCGAGGAAATGCGTTCTGCAGGCTACTTCGTTAGTGCGAAGAAGGACGTTACTGCAGCGAAACTTTTCCGTCAATTCAAGCTAGATAAATACGAAGGAAAGACGTTTTACGCTGATACTGCGTCACTTAGCGGTAATGTCGTGATATTCCGTCAATAAAACGAGAAAACTCGCCTATCTCAACGGATAATTCCGAAGGATAGGCTTATTTACTATTCGATTGTTATTGCGTTATGTGTGCGATAAGTTTCTCTGCGTACCATACGGCCTTTTTCAAGTCCTCTACGCCGTTCTTATGACGGTAACGCAACGTGTATTTAAGTACATTCGCTTGGCATACGGCTTCGAACGGATCAGCCCCTACAACGGCATCCTCTATAATGTCGATTACTTCCGTGCGTCCTTGCTTGTAATGCTGCGGATTAACTGCGTCTCGTTCGGCTTCTTCGCCAGCTTTGCGGTGGATTTCATATTCTTCGTCAAATACAATTACAGCGCCATGCCCATCTACTAATACGCCACTATCGTTAGATGCACGCTTTTTGACTTCGAGAATATCGCCATTATTAAACTCTGCGTATTGCTTGTCGTCTTTATTGGTAATCCGAATCAAATCTCCTACTTGCGCTTTTGCCATATATCATCGTCCCTTTCCGTTTTTAAAGTTTGCCAATTATCGTTACTGTTACCGTTTGTTTTCCTAATCGATAAGCCTCGTTCTCTGACGCTACAAGTATGTCTAATCGTCCGTTTACGATGTCACCACCGCGATCTAAAACGATTCCTTTAAATGAATCACCGTTCGGATAAGTCACTCGCATAATCGTATACAACGGAATTGACCTCGGCGCAGCTAAGACGCGCATTCCGTTATAGTAATTCGTGCTACGTACGTTATGTCCGCTAGATGTAGTACCGGAGCAGCCGGCGCAATCAGGACCGTAATAAGTTGCTAGCATCGTTAATTGCGTTAAGTTAGCGTCGTTACTCCGACTAACCTGTACCTGGCGCTGCTGTTCCGTTTGTTTCTGCGCTTCTAATCGTTTAGCTTCTGCCAAGCGTTTAGCCTCCGCAAGCCTTTTAGCTTCTAAGCGCTGACACTCGGCTTCCCTCTCCTCTGCAACCCTTTCGTCGTAAAGTCTATGGGCTTCTTCTAGCGCTTGCTGACGCTTGGCTTTGCGTTCATCCTCGGCTTGTTGGCGTTGCTTTTCGAGATATTGCGTTCGAATTTCGTTAAATCCGTTAATTTCGAATTGCTTTATCTCCTGTCCGGTGGGACTTTCGGAAAGCTGTTCGTGACTTTCTGGTTTATATACGTTAATGATTAGTGTTGCTGCGATTAATAGCGCCATAATTGACGCTGAAATGCGCTTCATTAAACCGACACCAACTTATCAACGCTAATCGGGAATAACGGCTTAATAAGCTCTAATACCGCCTTTGCGTAAATTTGTATCTCCACTTGACTATCGTGAGCCAAACGTTGATTTAAGAAGTGGCAGACGCTCTGTAGCGATGCTGTCCAGTAGTATTTAACGTACATTCCGTATGCTGGTAGGAATAGGCGTGCTTGTTCGGCGCAGATTCCGTTTTCTAACGCCCATTCGTAGTTTTCAACATCTCGGTCAATTTGCGTCATTAATCGCTCGAACGCTTCTTGTCCGATTTCGATTGGGACGATGTTCCCCGAACCTTGCTTCGAATTCTCAGGAGTAGAACGCCATTCATCTGGCTGCGGAATATAGAAACTCGGCTCCTCCGTTACATAACGACGGCTCGACTCGTTCCAGGCATCAAGGGAATCGCCTGTACCCTCTTGAATCGCGGATCCTACGACATATTTAAAGTGTTGTCGCGCTACCATCAACGGCGCATTGAATTCAAACTGCGCTATACAATGTCGGAATGGACTAGTGTGTGACTCTCGAGCTAGGAAGTCAATTAATCTACGATCTGCGTCTGTCAATGTATCTGACTTCTTTGCGTACGAAACTCTTGCGGCATTTGCGACAGTTAAGTCACTCCCCATCACATCATGAATCATGACATATCCTTTATCATCTAAAACATCTAACTTGCGTTGTATTTGCGTCAATTTGTTTCCTCCTCAATTACGTTTAGGTTAGCGAATTCTCCGTGAAGCTCTACTGCGGCGACATTGTAAGCTCTTGCAGCGTCATGTTTATTATTGAAGTATCCCAGAAAGATGTTTCTGTAGTCTTTCTTAATTTCTGCACGCCATTTATTGCGCCTAGTCTCATATCTAACTCCCTTATATCCAGATTTATTGTTTTGGCGTAATCCTATGTTCATAGCATTTTGCTGTTTAGTACTTATACGTAAATTACATTTCCTATTATCGGCCTTGTTTCCATTTATGTGATCAACTTGCTCTCCGTCCGCAGCTCCGGCTATTTCGCGATGCATATAAATCTTCTTGTATTTGCGATTACCTAAATGAATCCCAATAACCGCGTAGCCGTTACCGTTTGCGGACCACTTCCGTTCCATCAATCGAACATAATCGTCATCGTCTACTAATACAGTTGTTCCGTCACTTATAGCTATTTCTTTACTCATACGCCACTACTTCCCCAACCATTTATTCCGCGATCCGATTCGCTCAACTCTCCAGTTACCTCAAAGGCAACCGTATTAGGCCGTGGCTGTATCGTTAACTGGGCAATTTTATCGCCTTTGAAAATCTTATACGACCCTCTGCGATAATAATTGACGCCATCCTTATCGATAACTCGCCCATCTATTTTGCGTAGATAAGGCGTCATTCGTGTTTCGGAAGTGATATATTCTTGCGAAATATTGTCCAGTATAATACCAATTTCTCCACGGTAGCCCTCGTCAATCGGCGGGCTAACTACACGCAACTTCGTTTTACTAGAAATTCCACTACGGTTTTTAATGTAAGCGTCGTGACCCTCCGGTAAAACTACGGCTAAGTGCGTCTTAATTACCTTAGTCTCACCAGGCGCAATAACGACATCTTCTGCTGCGAATAGGTCAAAGCCTGAATCGCTTGCGTGCACCTTTGTCGGCAATATTGCGTTATCTGATAAACGTTTAAATCCGATTTCTAACGGCATGTTCTGCGCCTCTTTCTCGATTATTTGTGCTTGTTGTCCGTTCATTCGTCTCCCTCCTCGTAATCTTCCTCAGTTTCTGTCATAAATCCGATAGCATGCGTACTAACTGGCTGCGTCAATAACGGATTAACACTTACTTGTATCTCCATTTCGCTCGCGACTCCTAGCGTGTCGATGAATGCTTGAATATCCGTAGCTGCTTGCGGTAGTTCTGACGAGTCATTTACGTTTAATCCGATTACGTATCGCTTCATTGCGTAGCCTCCTTCGTTTTCATTGCGACGGTTATGCGTTGATTTGCGATTTCAACGTATTCGGTTTCTCGTTCAATCCCGATAAAGTTACGTTCTGTATTGATTGCAGCTACTGCGGTTGTTCCGGATCCGATACAATTATCAAGAACGATTTCTCCTGGATTTGTATACGTTCTAATCAAGTACTCAAACAAATCTACAGGTTTCTGAGTAGGATGAAATAGCATATCTGCGTGTCCAGATTTTGAATAAGTTAGCAAATTAATCGGATAGCGTTTTTCAAGTGTTTCTCCTATGAAATTTTCGCGACTTGCTCCATATACTTTTTGTGTATTTCTATTAGAACTTTTACGAGGTTTATCGCGCTCACGCATTTGTGGATTGTATGTTGGTTGTTTTCTATAAAAAACGAGAATGTCCTCAACACATTTCAAAGGCTGCTTTTTAGCATTTAAGTGTCCTACACCTCGTACTTTATCCCAATACCATGAATACTTAAATATTTTCGGATTACTCATAACTAAAGCACTTGTAAACGGTTGACTAGCAGTTAATACAATGGCACCATTGTCTTTAATGATCCTCTCATACTGCTCCCATAAAGGTTCAAACGGAATAATCGTATCCCACTTGCAGGCGGTCGTTCCGTAAGGGAGATCCGCCAGGATTAAATCTATTGATTTATCTGGTAACTGTTTCATTAATTCTAGGCAATCGCCTTGCGTAACTTTATTGATTAAACCTGTCATTCTGTCGCCTCCTACCAAGTCATTTCATCCGCAATAGTCGATAGACGCCCGCGGAAGTTCTTCGTTAATTGCACGACATTTACGAAGTCATGCGTTGATAAGTGTTCGATATACGGTACAAACCCACTCTTATTCGGATTCGGCAAGTCGTTCTGACCGTCGTGTCCTTCGATAATTACCGTACAGCTATCGTGGATTCGCGTAAGAATCTTCTTTAGTTCGCCTCGTGTAAAGTTCTGAGCTTCTGCGATAATTACCGTTGAGTCCTTGATATTCGTACCGCGAGCGAAAATGTGACTGCGCGGATACACCCAAACGTCACCGCGCTTTTGTGCTTCAACGTTTTCAGCGTCATAAATCACTTTGGACGGATTCTCGCCGATCTCATAAAGAGCGTCGATTAACGGCTGATAATATTCCGCCTCTTTGTCGCGCTGAGTACCTGGACGGAAGCCCATCTTACCCTCTTCTACTGGCGCGAAGATATAAACGAGAGGTTTTTCGATTAATGCAGCGCAAGCTACAGCGAGAGTGGTTTTGCCTGAACCGGCCTTTGCGTTAACTATCGTTACTTGACTATCGAAAATACTATCGACATATATGCGTTGTTCTTGCGTCAATTTATCAGCAAACCCGTATAACATCGTATCTTTCGGTAATCCCATAATTACGCCTCCTATTTCATTAAGATTTCGTAACACTTGCGGACCAATCGAATCTGGAACATAACGTCATCAAATGCGTCATGTTTGCGTTCATTTTCTGCCGTAACGCTCTCACGCAACTCTTTCTCTGTCTGACCGGATTTTAACGAAGCTAATTCGAGAATCGTACGTACATCACGGTCATTTCTGTAGAAAATCGGATAAGCTACGTTATGTTTA